ATTTTCGATAATTAAAATCAATACCAACAGGAATATACCCTATGCTTATTTTTTTGTTTCTTTTTTTAAGATAATAATGATAAAAAATATTAAAATTATAATGAACAGTATCGTAATACAACATACAATATAATATATTTATATAAAAGTCTTTTATAAGTATTTCATCTTAAATTCTGAAGATCTTTTCTTAAGCATTTTCTTACCAACTTCAGTATATGGACTATTAATGATTTCAAACCACCATTTTTCAATTTTCTTTACTGCGTTTTTTTTCTTCATATGCATCCGGGATGCTTTGATTTTTAATATATCTTTTTGTACATTTGTAATATTACTACCATGCTTCAACAACATACTTAATAAAGCTGTCTGAGGCTTATTTAAATAAAACTTTACATAATGCGCAGTTGATTTTATATCCACCATACTTTCATAGGGGGTTGTATTATAGTAGTCTTTCAAACTGATTGAACACTTGTACCTGACAAGTAAATCATACATTTTTCTTAAAATGCTATGAATAAACGGAGGTTCTAATTGAACTTGACTTGTATATAACTGAGGTTGTAGGATGAGATATGTTAGGAAATGAATACTGTTTCCATAGTACCAATTGTATATTTGACTTGAATATATGTCTTCTATTTTAACAGCTTTATGAGAAGTGTTTACATAATCTTCAAAATCACTGAACGCATTCCAGAGTGTTTCACCAGTCATATTTATATTAATTTTATGAATCACGTAGAATTCACATAGATAAGCCAGAAGCTGTTCAATACTACCAGCTTCATTTATGGCTATATTTTCATCATGAAAACCATCATGATTGTAGTTGCAGAAACGCTGAATAATACAGTTGTAGTACTTTGTAACCTCACTCATTGGTCATGTCATAATAACCGTTCATTTTCCTTTAAGTTTCAAATTTTCCTGATTAATAAATAAAAAATGAAAAATGTTGTTTTTTTATTTGCCATGATTGTAATCTTTTTAATGATAACAATTATATCATATTTAATTTGGTATAAATATATATGTATATTAGAGCCTCTAGTAAACTCAAAGAACTTATCAATGCATGTAAAACAACATATTTATGGAAATTATATAGTATATGAGATATATAATATTTTATCACCTCAAGAATGTAAGTATATGATACAAGCAGCGAAAAATAAAGGTTTGGAAGAGAGTATGGTATGGAATTTTGATAAGGAGAATGGGAATATTCTAAATAAAGATCATAGAAAAAGTAAGCAAACTTGGCTCTCTGATTCTGAAAATGAAATAGCTCAAAAGATATCTGATATATCAGAATATATAACAAAAATTCCAAAGCAAAATCAAGAGATGCTTCAAATAGCTATGTATGAACCATTAGGTAAGTTTAATGATCATTTTGATGCATGTAATTATGATGATATTGAGTATTGTAATAAAATGAATCATAATTCAGGGGAAAGAAGAACAACTTTACTAATATATTTGAATAATGACTTTGAAGGAGGAGAAACAGAGTTTGTTAATTTAGGCTTAAAGATTATTCCTGAACCAGGAAAAGGAATTCTTTTTTGGAATACATATGATGATGAAAGTATTATTCAAGAGTCAAAACATAGAGGAAATCAAGTATTAAAAGGAGAAAAGTGGATTTGTACAAAGTGGACACATCAAAACAAATATGAAAATTAAAAGTACATAAGGAATAAGTTTTTAAATATAAAAAATGGCATCATATATTTTTATTTTAAGATATTTCAACGTTAATACGGATGATAATATCAAGGTATTCCAAAATGTAGATGCAGCATTGGATAAACTTAGAGAATGGTTCGAATTTGATAGTGATTTAATGAATTATGAAATCAGTAAATATGAATTGAACCATGTATCATCTGAGTTTGAACATGTAAGTGTACTAGATTTAGATGAACTTATTGATATGAGCGATGAAGAAGATGAAAACATTAGTATTATCATTTCAGATAGTGATGATAATGAAAGTAGTGAATAATTTCGATTTTTTTTATTGAACTTCTAAAAATGATTTAAGAAATACACATAAATATATATTAGTATATGCAAAGACGCATTGTTCTTGTAGATTTTGATGGTGTTGTTTTGAAGAATAAGACAGCAGGTAATTATATAAAAACAAAAGTTGAAAGATTTGTCCAAAAAGTAACACCTATAAAAGATCCAAAGTTAGCCGAGATATATAATAAAGAGTTATATACTTCTCATGGACATACATTAATTGGTTTGAGAAAGCATGGATGTGATGTTTCTTTAACAGAATTTAATGAATATGTATATGGAGATACAAGGTGTTATAGTGATTTGATTATGGAAGATAATGAATTAAAAGAATGGAGATTGTTTTGTGATAATATTAAAAATTGTAATTATGAGATAAAACTATTTAGTAATTCAGGGACAGAATGGATGTCACATTTTTTGAAGAATGATGTTGATACTGATTTGTTAGAATTTCAGAATTACTTGGATAAATACAGATATCAACCAATTTATAACTCTCTTTTGAAGCCAAAAAGAGAGATATATGATTTGTTTATGTCCTATTATACCAAGAGTAGTTATTACTTTATAGATGATAAGATATCAAACTTTGAATATATACAATATGATCCAAGATGGATCAAGATATGGTTTACTTGTAGCGATGGGTGGGGTAGGAGTGGGAGTGGGAGTGGGAGTGGGAGTGGCATATTGCAATTGAGTGAAAAGTATTATGCTGTATCATCACTTTACGATGTTTCACTTTTGTTGAGTAAAAACGTAAAAATATAAAATAGTACTTATAGAGAAAAGTATACCACCCCATAAAGTATCAATAAGAGCAGTTTTAACATTATAATTTTTGAATATACCTATATTTGTAAAATTAAATATAGCATATGCGAGTAATCCCATGCCACCACCATATATCACACATGATTGTATACGTGGTATCTTATTTGTCTTGGATTGTAAACGTACGAAGGGTATTGCATAAAAAACCAATAATAAGATGACACATATATATGATACAATTGCTCCAATTATATTAATTTTCATTTCTTGTTTTTGTATAGATTTTACTAGCGTACTATACATTTGTTTGTTGGTAGTCAACCATATATAATCAGCTAATAAAACAAATATTATAAGAATGATTATAGATATAGATATCATATTATGATATGTTGATATTTATTTTCAAATTACAATATAATAATGAAATACTCATGGTTGGTTATATTTTTATTGATAAATATACTTTCCTTTCTTCTTCTTGCAGATAAACTATCTTTAGTAATGTATTGGTATACCATGAGTAGACCAGATGTATATACATACTTGACACCATATAGTTACTTGTTTGGTATTACTCTTATTATACTTGTCAATATAGGTGTTTGTTTTTATTTTTTAATAATTTTGATAAATATATTATTGACTAGTTTTTATTTTAAATCTAGTTTATACGACCAAATGAGTTTCTTATTGAAACATCCATTTTGTTTTCCTAAAATACAGGGTAGATGTTATCATGTAAGTGATGCTTTATCAAGAAATGGATATATATATAAAGATATTAATAATAAACTATACTGGGATTCGTTATTCAAAACTTGTAATGTCAATACACCAAATATCATTGGATTGATTGATGATTCAGAAATAGAGTTATATGAAGAAAATATTCCTTATAAATGTATAATTAAACCATTAAAGTTATATAGTGCTAATGGTATACAAGTATTCAATATTGACACAGTTCCACCAAATGGTAAGTATATAATACAAGAATATAAAAACAGTTTTAATAACATACCTCATAGCATACGTATAGTTACTATAAGATCAAAAGATAATAATTATCATTTATGGGCTATAAATTTATCTGTGAATAGAAATGAAGATTCCTTAACTACAAGCATAGGTGATATAAATGTAACAGATTATGAAATAAGAGGTGATGAAGCAAGGAATGTATTATTTAATGTATGGAAAAAACATAATTTACCAGAAAAGCATATTAAAAAGGCCATAGCTGATGCTATTAAACTTCATAAAAATATGAAATATAATTTATCAAGTGTTGGATGGGATATTATAATATCTCAAGATGGGCCTTATTTCTTAGAAGGTAATATGTGTCATGGAATTGTTAGGAAGAAGGATATATATTATTATGAAAAAATTCAAGAATTCATTCAAAAAACTTATAAATAATTTAGTATTTAATCACCCTTAATTTCTCTGTACATAATCCATCTAAAATATGTGGATAATGAGTTTGCTTGTCACATCCTTTTTGTCATTTGTACTTATCAATTTTTACACAGACACACCGATAGCAACATCATCCTTTTTATACCATAATGTAAACACTACATCAATATGATATGGTTTCAGAGTGCGCGACCTGCAAGTCATACATAACAGTGGCAAACAGCAACACACCATAATGCACAACAAACCATCCTTAGTGCAAAACATATCTTGAAACTTCATCTGATACATCTCAGATAAGTTTTTTGTATCTATCCGTAATAATCTCAAGTTTGGCACTTCATCAATTAAAGCCATCAAATGCTTGAAAGGGATGCCGCAAGTGTTATCATATTTCCGTTGAAAGTAATAACGCTCTGTATTATGCATATAAACACTTGTCGTATCCAACTCATCAATTTTTACGATCACTTTGTACATTCCATCAGAATCACGACTGACACAGTTGGGATCAATCAACGCCTTTTGAATACCATCATTGATCTGACGAAGTGCTTTTGGACCGATCATCTCCTTGAATGCGTTAAAATCGTAGTTATCACGCACATCAGCATTTTTGAAAGCGGCTAAAGGAATTCCCCATGCACACTTAAGTGGAGCATTATCCATATTACATGATTGAACGCACCAAAGCTTTATATAATGATTTTGGCAAATTCTTACGTTTGCCTTAAATTTACCGGCTTTCAGCTTCCAAGGTATGCACACACCCAACCACTGTTGCATCAGACCTTGTTGAAAGTACGTGCCCACTACGGGTTTACCAAATTCAATCAAATTTAGCATCTACGGATAATTCAAACCACGTTCTATACAACATATACCGAGAGAATACAAGTCGCTATAATGATACCAATATTCTGGGTGTGTCCACTTTGACATTTTTGTATCAGTACGCATTCATAGGGTGCATACACATGCTTCTCCCTTGCCCCTGTGTACGTCGCACATCACGATAGCTGATGCTATTAAACTTGATAAAAATATGAAATATAATTTATCAAGTGTTGGCTGGGATATTATAATTTCTCAAGATGGGCCTTATTTCTTAGAAGGTAATATGTGTCATGGAATTGTTAGGAAGAAGGATATATATTATTATGAAAAAATTCAAGAATTCATCCAAAAACTTATACATGATTTTCTTCGATTAATTTCTTCGATTAATTTCTTTAATTTTAATATGATGGATATAAATGATATAGTAATAAGACATCCCAGTGGCATATTAGGTGAAAAACAGATTTCTACATTGAAGAAAGTGAACACTAGCGTGAACACTAGCATGAACACTACAATAAAAGGTTTTGATATTATGAAAAGCAATACACCACTTACATACAAACAAAGACCATTAGAAGTAGTTGATATAGGACCATATGGTAAAGGTTATGGACATGATGAGTTTACTGGAGACTGTAAACAAGCGTATCAACAATGTTTAATGTGGATAGCAACTGATAATATAGAATATGCAAATAAATGCAAAAGTATAATATGGGATTGGTGTAAAACATGTAAAGTATTTACTGGATCAAATGCTCCACTTGAGTGTGCGTGGGGAATTCCTTTATTCGTCAGAAGTGTAGAACTACTGAAATATTATTCTAAAGTTCTATCTAAAAACGATTTAGCATGCTTCGATTTATTCATAGATAAAATAATGTTACCTAACCTATTAGATAGATATAATGAAATAAAAAAATGGAATAATAATTGGATTTTTTCATTACAAGAGGCAATAATACAAATAGCTCTATATAAAAATGATAAAGCAAAGGTAATTGAGATGGTGAAGGATTATAAAGTATGTCTAAAAACATGTGTATTGGATTGTGGTTGTAATACAGAGAATAAAAGAGATATGATACATTGTCAATTTCAGGTAGCATCACAAATACAAATACCAGAAATGATATGGCATCAAGGTATCAATATATACAATCCTATTATAATGAGAACCATGGAGTATCAAGCATATATTTTAAATGGTGGAGTTCCAGGAGAACTTAAGAAGGAAGATTTAAAAGATGTATGGTTCTTACCAAGTGCCTGGGATATTGGATATAATCATTGGGTAAATCGCATGAAACAAAAAATGCCTAATACAGATAAACTACTTACTAAGCCTAAAACACGTCCTGAAAACTTATCATTCAATTGGGGACCTGCTTGGATTCATTACAATAGTGGATGAGTTTACTAGTTGATCTTGTGGTGGGGACGTTATTGATAATCTTGATTTTTTAAATGACATTTCTAATTTGCTTTTATCACATATAGTTTGATTATCTTCTAAATTTATCATTCTTCTAAGAAATATAATATTCTTCAAATCTATTATTTCTTCATACAGCATAGGGTACAACACATATACATCTGAAAATAAATTCAAAAAATATCCTGGGAATACATGTGGTTTCGGCACTTTAATAAGATAGATTCTCGATGAGTCTACTTGCAAAGTTATATGATCTTTTTCAAACTGTTCTACATTACAAAACAATATATCATACTTCTTTTTTCTATCATCAAGTATAAATATCGGTATTTTATCTATATCTAACATACAAGTTAGTTTATTTAAATATTTTGTTTGCTTAAAGTTTCTATATCAACTTTTGTGAGAACTTCTTTATGATATAAACCTTCTGCTATATCATTAAATAAGTTAAAATTATTATTTATAATGTTTTTTGCCTTTATATATGATTGTTTAACGATATCTATTACCTCTTTATCTATTTTATTCATAGTCATTGGTGAAAATTCATTTGTGAACATATTACCTTTACTCTCCCATGATACTGGCCCAAGTTTATCACTAAACCCATAATTGATAACCATTGATCGTGCTAGTTGTTGTACAATCTCCATATCATTATATGCACCAGTTGTAATATTTGATTCGCCAAATACAATATCTTCAGCTGCACGACCACCTAGTGCTACTATCAATCTATTTTCTATATATTTTCTGGAAAACAAACCACTATCAAGATTTTCAATACTTGGCTCAAACATAGTGACACCACCCGTTTTCCCCCTAGGAATAATAGTGACTTTGGATATTTTATCATACTCGCCTACCTTCATAGCAACAACTGTATGACCAGCTTCATGTGCAGCAACAATACGCTTTTTCTTTTCGGAAATTAATGAATTAGTTTTTTCAGGACCTAATAGTACCCTATCTATAGCGTTCATAAAATCATCCATCGTAATTGTTTCAGAACCCTTTCGTGCTGCCAATATAGCTGCCTCATTTGCTATATTTGCCAATTCAGCACCTGATAATCCAACGGTAACTTTAGCTACATCCAATAAAACTACATCTTGTGCTAATGGTTTGCCTCTACAATGAATCTGTAAGATCTGATCTCTATCATTGAGAGTGGGAGCATCAAGTACAATTTGTCTGTCAAAACGCCCAGGCCTTACAAGGGCTTTATCAAGTATATCTGGGCGATTTGTTGCTGCTATAACTACTATACCAGTATTAGTTTCAAATCCATCCATTTCAGTCAATAGCTGATTTATGGTCTGATCCCTTTCATCATTAGATCCTGTCATACCTCCAGATGCTCTACTCTTTCCTATAGCATCAATCTCATCTATAAAAATTATACATGGTGAACTTGAATTAGCTTTTTTGAATAAGTCACGAACTCTTGAAGCACCAACCCCTACAAAAAGTTCAATGAACTCTGAAGCTGAACATGCAAAAAATGGAACACCTGCTTCTCCTGCTACTGCTTTAGCTAATAATGTTTTACCTAAACCAGGACCACCTGTTAAAAGACAACCTTTGGGGATCTTTGCACCCACCCTTGAAAACTTTTCTGGATTTTTTAAGAAATCCACTATTTCTTTAAGCTCAATCTTAGCATTCTCTAAGCCAGCAACATCATTAAAATTTACATTTATAGACTCTGGATTTATTGATTTTTTACTAGAATTAAAAAACTTGTTTTGAGTAGATGATCTTTGTATAAAAACAACATATATCATAATACCTAGAAATATCAATGATATACCATTCTGTAGAAATATATATGAAATTTGATTTTGTTTATCATCAAAAGTTATCAAAACATCATTATCAATCATCTCATCTATAATGGCCGTACTCATGAATGTATTCATTTGAATATTTACAGTGTGTTTTTCATTGCTATCAGTTGTATATGTTATTGTACCTTTTGATTTTTCTACTTTTGCTGTAAGGATTCTTTTACTAGCAAGATCATCATAAAAATTATCTAATTGTGTTTTAAAATATATAGATGGTGATTCTTTCATTGGGTAAGTAAAGGGTGAGTTGGTACTTTGATTTTTTGGAATATATACTGCATTCTCTATATAATGTGGAGGTATTACATTTGTTAATATTCGTTGTCGTTTATATATATTACAAGGATAAGATGAAAAATACTTTTTCAATAACATAATATAATATAATATAAATACAGATCTAATCTTTAACTATGTATTAAATGATAAAAATTTTATTTAAAGTAATATGTTTCTAGATATTTCTTGTGTATCTTTTATATAGTCTTCATAGTTCATGGATCTTCCAGAATTAATTACAATGTATGTTATAAAACGTGTTTCACAAACGATATGCTATCTTTTGAAAAATAAATGGAAAAAAATTACTTAAGAATTTGAAATATATAATTTCTAAGATGTTTGTATTTGTTTCTCTCATTTTTGTATATGCTACATGTATCACATTTCTATATGGAAAGAAAAATTCAATACAATATGTTAATATAGATACTTCTACAAAATCAACTGAAGTCCTTAAAAATGCATTGTTAACATTAGCTTTGATGATATTAAGACGTGATGATATCGATAATGAAAATTTAGAATATTCTGAATATGATGGTACTAGGTTACCTATGTTTAGTGGATGTGATGTAGAGAATGCATGTTTTTCATATATTATATCAAAGGAAGATTTTAAAAATGGTCCATTTTATACGACAAGAATGCATGATAAGTTAATTGCTATAGATAAGTATCTTGAAAGAAATCTGGGAACAATGTCTCAAGCTCAAGAGTTTTTTGAAGAATACTATGATTATATTGCTTCTAAATCAGTTGGTCAGTTTGATGATTACGATGGAGGAGATGCAGGAGATGGAGGAGATGCAGGAGATGCAGGAGATGGAGGAGATGCCGGAGATGGAGGAGATGCAGGAGATGCAGGAGATGGAGGAGATGGAGGAGATGGAGGAGATGCCGGAGATGGAGGAGATGTAATTATTGATAATAAGGATGCAAAAAAACAACAATGAAAATAACAACAATGAAAATAACAATATGAAGAACATAAATAAGAGACATTGTAGAAATAGAATAATTCATATTAATCTTTAATACAGAGTAAATACAGAGTAAATACAGAGTAAATACAGAGTAAATATGTATATTTAAAATAAATGCCAATACCATCTTCAGGTGCATTTAGTTTTAGTACTATTCGATCAGAATATGGGAGCACATTTAAATCTTTTTCTTTATGGTATTCCATAGCCGCTGGAGTACCTTCATCTGGTACTATTCGTATATCATCCTTGAGAGGTACATCTGCTTCAGTACCTTCAATCTCAGCAATATCAAACATAAATCACGACACTTCAGGCGCTGCGCAAAATGGCAGCTACAATTTGAGTACAAATGTGACTGATACATACGGTGCTCCTGTAACATATTTTGTTTTAACATACACAAATAGTTTCTTTGCCTCTATCCCTTCAGTAAATTCAAGCACTGGTGCACTTACATATCAAGTCGCATACAACAAATTTGCAAATACAACACCTATAGTTGTATTAGTAACCAACCGTTTTGGAAAGACCGCAAATGCAACTGTTCCATTGTATATTTACGGTATAGGTCCAACATCATCCAGTATGGGGTCTGTAACTTTGACGAATAATAGTATACCTTATACTGTTTCAAATTATTTTACAGATTCATACTCAGGAACATCTTTGACATATTCTCTCACCAGCAATCCACAGTCAAGTGCATCATTATTAGGGACAACACTTACAGTAACAGGTAATAACAGAAATACTTCATATACAGTTTCAGTAACAGCAACAAATGGATATAACCAAACAGCTATATCCTCACTCAGTGTAACAGAACAAGCGGCAGCCTCAGGTGTAACTACATTATTTTCTTCACTTTCATCTTCTGTATCTTCTGCTAAGTCTTCAATTGAGTCAGCGGGATACAAACTTTTTGCAACACCTATTACAAGCGCATTAGCAGAAAGTATAGCAACTACAACATCAATTAGCACAACTGGTCAATTTAACTCATCGTTATTTACAACATCTTTTACAAATACAAACAAATTATATGGTACATTTTTCTTGAATAATGTAAGACAGTTTTCAATTGTTTGGACATTTACCGATGGTACAAATAGTATGGATTCTTTCTTTAACAAGTCAAATAGAACTGATTATGGAGCTTCTTACACATTCACAGTTTATAACGCAAGCGGATCCACAATATATGGTCCTACATCAACCTCTTATAAATGGTGTTTTAGTGATGATATGAGTTATAACACAACAAAAACAAATTTATCAGATGATGATGGTGTATGGGGAGCAGCCACTGCAGATTTAAATCCTAACGCTGGAAACAGTCAGAACCGCCGCCTTTCTTCAGCAACAAATGCATTCGGCTTCACAAATAATGATAGTAGCGATAGTACTGGAAATATTTTATACAACAATTCATCAGCATCAGCATCTGGTACCGTTCTCGCATTCATATATTTTTAAATGATACTTATGTATATTTAGAGTGGTTTCAATTTTCCCTTGGGACACTTGTTTTGACACTTTATCCCAAGGTTTAACACTTTCCCACTCTAAGTTCGAGATTTCAGAGGGTGTCTTCCTCGTTCATCCGTTCCCTGAAGT